CGTCTCTCGGATCTCTCCAAGGAGCAGTTCCTGAAGCTCATGGCGTCCCGCTCCGACGGCTACTCCAAGGAAATTTATTTGCGGAAAATGTAGGTGCTTGTCTTTTGCGCGAAAGGTTGTATAATCTGTCGTAGCTTGGAAAACGAGGATTAAACGACGATTTTATGCCAATAGCGAAAAAATCCCTTGACAATCTGGGCAAGGGGAAAAAATTTTCCAGCGACAACCAGCCCGAAAAACGCGGACGGCGGCGATCCGTGCTGACCCAAATCAGGCAAGGCGGAATGTCCGCAACGGACGTTAAGACAATTATCAGGAATCTTATTTGGGAATACGACTCGAAAGAACTTGCTGAATTGCTGAAAGACAAGGATCTAATGATTCCCATGGGCATGACCCTCATACTTGGAGCGCTTGCCGACGACCAGAAAAAGAAAAGCATCGCCAACTTCGAAAAGCTCATGGACCGCGCCGATGGCAAGGCAACCCAGAAGGGAATCGTAGAGTTTACCGACATACCCGACAACGCCAAGGAGCGCCTGAAGCAAATTTTCAGCACGGCCCAAGGGAAAACGGCGGAAGCCAAGCCAAAGAAGCCAACGCCCAGGGCAGCAGAGGAAGGATGAAGCCGGCGGATGATGCGTGGAAGCGGCAACTTTATTCCGACGATTTTCTGCGGCTCATTGCGGAAGAACCGCACTACCTAGGCTGGTTCATCGGCCGCGACAAGCTAGGCCCGCTGCACGGCAAGTGGATTAGGTATTGCTGGGACAGCGACGAGCCCAGGGCGCTACAGGCGTTTCGAGGCAGCTATAAAACCACGTCCGTTCTGGTCGTGGGCGCGGTTCGCTGGATGCTTTTCCACCCCGACGACCGCATCGGGATAATTCGCAAAAACTACAGCGCCGCCAGGGACGTGACAAGCACCATAGCGTCCGTGATGGGTCTTCCCGAGGTGAAGGAACTTTTCCGTTACGCGCACGGCGTGGTTCCCAGGATAACCCGCCAGAGGGACGGGCAGTACGAGTGGAACTTCAAGGAATCGAAAACCCCCGAGGGGAACCTAAAGCCGCTGGGCACGGAAAGCCCCCTTACCGGCGCCCACTTCGACAAGGTTCTGTGCGACGACATTATCACAATCAAGGACAAGCTAAGCCGTGCGGAAAGGGAGCGCACGAAGGAAATGGTGCACGAGATAGCCGCAAATATAATCGACCCCGGGAAGGGAAGCATCTGGATAGGCACCCCGTGGCACAGGGAGGACGCATGGGGGGAGATAGGGAGCTTCTGCGAGGTAAGGAAGTACCCGATAAGCAAATATAATTTTCTTGGCAAAAAAGAAACGGAGATGAAAAAAAAGCTCACCACGCCGTTCCTGTACGCCATCAACTACGAACTGGAGATAGGCAAGGACGAATCCCTGCTGTTTGCCGAACCGACATTCTCGAAGGGCTGGGATTTTTCCATAACCGGAGCGATAGCGCAGCTTGACGCCGCGTATGACGGCACCCACTACTGCGCCCTTACAATCGCCGCTCCCAAGAAAAGCCCCGCCCCTGACTCNCAGGCATACCAGGCGATAGGCTTCTGTTACGCCGGCAACGTNAAGAACTGGATCCCCGAAGTTGTAAAGATTTGCAAAAAATATCGCGTCAAGACCATTTACACCGAAACCAACCCCGACAAGGGCTATACCGCCGATAAGCTAGGCGAGCAAGGCATGAGGGTAAGGACGTACAGCGAGAACATGAACAAGCACATGAAAATCAGCGCGTACCTATTTGACGTGTGGCCGCGCATTGAGTGGGATCCCGCAACCGACGACGAGTACATGGCGCAGGTTACGGATTACAAGGAGGGCGCGCAGCCCGACGACGCTCCTGATTCCGCCGCGTCATTGTTCCGCGAGGCGTTTCCGAGAAAAAAAGCAAATATCAGAAACATGTTTATGTGGGACTAAAAAACATGTTGCAAAAAAAATGCGGATGAGGTAATACTAGCCATGGAGGGCGAATGGGAACTATTGCCGAATTTGGGAAGCAGGTGCTTGACGGATGGAAAAATCTCGTAACGGGGCTTGGTTCCGCATCCGACAAGAAAAAATACACGCGGCACAAACTTGACGGAATTATCTCGGATGACGAGCTTGAATCCATTTTCGTCGAGGACGGCCTTGGCGCAAGGATAGTCACGGAGATGCCAAATGACATGTTCCGCGAGGGCTGGGACTATTCCTTTCCCGATCTTGACGAAGGCAACGCCAAGAAAGCCGCCGGCGCGTACAAAGACGTAATGGAGTCCATCGGCGCGGTGGCGAAGCTTAGGGCGGGTTTCTACTGGGCGAGGCTTTACGGCGGCGCCGTCATACTGATTGGCGCTCTTGACGGGCATGAGCTTGACCAGCCGCTAAGACCGGAAAGAATACGGACGTTTGACAACCTGCGAATCATAGACCGCAGCAGCATATCGTTCGACCAGATAAAGTTCCAGCTTGACCCGAATGCGCCGCGTTACGGCCTGCCTGAACTTTACCCAATCGCTTTTGAGGTCTCGGGCGGCGTTGACAAGCTTCAGCTTGTCCATCACTCGCGAATAATAGAGTTGCATGGCGTACAGGTGCCTTCCGGCGCAACCAAACGCTTGGACAAAGAACAAAGGTACTGGGGCATAAGCGTTCTTCAAAACGCGCACGACAAGCTAAGGACAATGGGCGCGTCCCTTGGCGGCGTGTCGTCTCTGCTTGAGGAATTCAGCGTGGGGAAATTCAAGATTAACAATCTTTCCGACATTCTGTCCCAGCCCGACGGCAAGGAACTGATACAAAAACGCGTGGAAATTAACGATCTGACCCGAAGCGTTTATCGCTCCATGTACATGGACAAAGAGGACGAGTTCGTCCGCGACAGCGTTAGCTTCAGCGGAATACCTGAAGTCCTGCACATATTCATGATGATGGTGTCGTCATGTTCCGGGTACCCGATAACGCGGCTGTTCGGCGTGTCCCCTGCGGGGCTTAATTCCACCGGCGAAGGCGATATGCGGAACTACTACGACCGCGTGCATGCCGAGCAGGTGGCCACGCTTGAGCCTATCGTCCTGCGCCTTGTCAAGATTGTTTCGGCATGGCAAAAGGTGGATGAACCCTACATCGAGTGGAGACCGTTGCAGCAGCTCACCGACAAGGAGAAATCGGAGCTGGAAAGGCTGGATGCCCAAAAGGAGCAGATAAAGGCGAACACATGGAAAACCTACATCGATGCCGGGATGATTGAGCCGCACCAAGCCGCATATCTGCAATTTGGTGATGAGTTGAAAAAGATACCAGCTCCGGAGGGTAACGATGATCTTCCTCCCGTGGAAACAGTCGCGGAGCCAGAATCCGAACCAGGAGAGGGCGCCGCGTAAATGACGGACATTGCCACACGTCACGGCCTTATATCCATACTCAAGGCCAAGTACGGGAAAATGCGCCCGTCCGAGAAAAGGCGCCGCGCCAGGCCCGCGCGCTGGCTCTACCCGTGGACGGCGGAGGAGCGTTACGCCGCCGCAAGGCGCGCGTGGTTCCGCCCGGTGCGTGACTATATCCGCGAGTACCTGAAAGAACACGGGGCCGCCATCTTTCGCGGGGATTCCGACGAGGCCGTGGTCCGCAATGACGAGACCACGGGTGCGTCGTTCAATCTCATGATTCGCTCGTTGAATTACTGGCTGGGGCAGTACGTCTCGAACGATCCGACCGCATTCTCCGCGTCCCCTATCTACATGGGGCTCGGCAACATCGCCGATTCGGTTTTCAACTTCAACGGCAGGCAGTACGGAAACAGCGCTCGGCATTCCCTTGGCATCGAATTTCCAGTGAACGAGTCATGGTGGCCAATCGCGCGGGAAAACTGTGCGCAGGCCAACTACCAAGTCACGAGCGCGGATTTCAGCAGGTACGTAGGCGAGATAAACCGCCTCACCGAACGCGCCGTTACGTCTGGGTGGTCGCGGTCAAAACTGTCAAGCGAAATAAAGAAGCTGGACGGAAACATGACCGATGCCCGCGCGAGATTCATTGCTCGCGACCAGATCGGCAAACTGAATGGTGAGATCACGCAAAGGCGCATGGAGGCTGCGGGGCTTGAGACGTACGTCTGGGGTACCGCCAATGACGAGCGTGTAAGGGACAGCCATGTCGATCTAAGAGGCAGACTCTGCAAGTGGGCGGATTCCACTGTTTACTCGCTGGATGGCGGAAGGACATGGATAAGCCGTCCACCCGAATGGTGCCAACTTCACCCGGGGAAGGACTACCAATGCCGCTGTTCGGCCTATACCAACTGGAACGAGGTATTGAGCGAGGTTGATCCCCAAACCGACTGGAACCAAGGGTACATCAATAACAGCGCCCCCCCTTCGACGCTGGCCAGAGCCGCCGCCGGCAATATTGTCTTGGGATTTGCCAAACCAAGCCCGCTTATCGAGAAGCAGCTTGGTATACGCCAGGAGGCGCCGGCGACCGTCGATGCAGCAAGGGACGCGGCGAACCCTGATTTCGGGAGAGTGGACGGCAGCGAAGACAACTGTCAAAATTCAGTGATAGCCTACGAGATGCAGCGCAGGGGCTACCGCGTCGAGGCTCGGCCTTTCCAGGGCGAAGAAAACGCGCCCATCACCAACGCAATGAGCGCGTTCATGGCCAGAAATGCCGACTACCGCAGGGCGGACGGAATAGGCAACCTGAAAGCGCAGATGTTGAGATCGCCCGTTGGCTCTCGTTTCGTTGTTTCGCATAGGCTGGATAACCCAAACGCCGCAAGAGGGCATGACTACATAGCCGAAAGAACCGCAGGTGGAATAATTTTCAGAGATCCGCAGAACAGTAACAAAAATGCCGCGTCGCTTCCTGGCCGCGCACCCATGAATGATGCGAGAGAGCAACATATAAATTTCATGCGCATTGATAATAAGATTCTTGACCCAAGGATTGACTTTAGCGGAGTGCTTCGACCGGCAAGCGGGGCGCGGAGAGTTGACAATTTGGAAGCAAGCGTTACAATGGACAATATGGATGACACGGCTAGCGGCGGCGACAATGTTGATTATTCCGATTTCGTAACTTCCGAGCAAGCCGATGCCCTTCTTGGGTACGACCCTTTCCCATCCATTCCACCCAAGAGGATATATGACGACGGCAGGCCGATTACCGTTGAAGAGGCTCGCGAGATGCTAAAAAATTCCGAGGATTTAGCCCCCCGTGAAAGAAACGGTGTCATTTACCATTGGATGGTTGGCGAGTGCTTCAAGGAATCGGAAGATCGTTTTTCCTTTGCCGTGTATTGGTACTCGTCGAAGGCTCCCATTGACCCTGCCAAAGCCTTTTGCTATTTTGTCTTCAAAGATACTTCGATTCCAATAAGGTCTGTGCCTATGCCGTTGGATGAGGACATCTTGAAAAACCTGAAAGCGCCATAAGAAAAAAACACGGAGGGGGAAGTGGAACTAACCGACATGGAACTGGAGAAAATCAGGACAGTGGCTCGCGGTGTCGATTACGGAAGCATAATAATCCACATAGCGGGGGATGCGCCCAAGATAGACATGGAGGTTAATAACCGCATAAGGCTTGAGAGGAANCCTGCCAGACACTCAGTNCCGTACGGCTCTGAGTTGCCGGATCCAATGCNGCGAAGGGGCGGGAAAGGATACCGCGATTAATTTTAGGCGGAAAATGTCGAGAAAACGCTTGACTTTTTCCGTTGGCACGGTCATATAATAAAACAGACATTATTTCGGCTGACCGAACATGCGGAGGCCCGATAGATCTCTGGCAGGAACCCCCTGCCCGAGGTCTATCGGGCCTTTTTTGTTGCCCACGGGGAGGGGCGGTGGAAAGGACAAGGAAAGACGCGAATAGAATTGACTCAATTGATCCCGGCAAATGGATGACCACTCCGTTCACGGAAACGGATGAGGGTTTTTATCAGGGCCGCTCCATCGTTACCTGTGTCGGGGTGTTCACCTACAGGAACGCCGACAACACAGTGACAAGGGAACTGCGGACGCCAGAGGAGGTGTTCTCACATGACTCGCTGGATTCCATGAAGGGCAAGCCTGTAACGAACAATCATCCCAGAAGCAAGGTCACCGCTGATAACGCCAAAAAATACCAGGTCGGTAGTATCGGGACCGACCCGTCAAGTTACATAGACGGTTGGGCGGCACGTCGCGGCAACAATGACGGAGAACGAGGAAGCACGGCCAGCGACGGTCTCCACGTTGCAGTGACACTAACAATCACGAACGCTGACGCGATAGCCGACATCAAGTCCGGAAAGACGGCTCTCTCGATGGGTTATACCTGCGACATAGAGGACGCGCCGGAAGGCTCGACATGGTGCGGAATGGCCTACGACTGCGTCCAGCGGAACATCCGCTACAACCATGTCGCAATCGTTGACAAGGCAAGGGCTGGAAGCGCCGCAAAAATACGCATGGACGGCGATGATGCCATTCAGATAGAAAACGAGGGCGCAAGCCCAAAAACCAAGCAGGAGGAAATCCCGATGAAGAAAATCCGCATCGACGACGTGGAGTACGAAGGCGAGGCAGAGCTTATCAGCGCTTATCAGAAACAGAAGGAGCGGGCCGACAGCGTGGAATCGGCGGTGGCAAAGCTCGAAAAAGACATCAAGAGCCTCAAGAAGGAGCTTTCGGCGATGGAGGCCGACCGCGACAACAACAAGGATCGCGCGGACAAGCTGGACACCGAGTGCAAGGCGCTTAAGGATCAGTCCCTTGATCCGAAGCGGCTTGACGAGGCGGTCAAGGCCAGAGTCGATCTTCTTGACTCGGCAATCAAGGCCGGCGTGGAGGTCAAAGACGGCGTTTCCGACGCTGAAATCCGCAAGGCCGTTATCACCAAGGTTTACCCCGAGGCCAAGCTCGACGGGCGGGATGAGGCGTACATTAACGGCCGCTTCGATTCCGCAGTCGAGGAACTGCGGAAAGACGCCGATTCCGCAAGCCGGCAGTTTATCAGCGACGGCGGCCTCCAGCCCGCTGGAAACCGCGAGGATTCTGCAACCGCGTATCGCAGGATGATCGAATACCAGAAGGCCCTAAGCAGGGGCGAGGCAAAGGAGTAAGCCATGGAAACATTGTACGGCGACTTGGGCCAGGCTATTGCCGGCCAAAAATTCGGCCTCAATGACGAGACCGAAACAATCATTGCCGGGGAGAAGCTCTTTCCCGGCGATCCCGTTTTCCAGAAGGTCGGCGACGAGGAATTTGGATACGGCGCCGGCATAAGGAGCCTCGCTCTTACCGCAAGCGACGAGTTGGTTGCCGGAAACGCTGTAACGGTAACCGTGAACGGCATTTCCCTGGAACCTGTGTCATTCGTCGAAAGCTCCCCCGAAACGTTCCGGCGGATTGCCAACGCGGTTAACCTTAGCACGGAACTGCGAGAGATCGGCGTTACCTCCTTCCTTCTCGAAGGCAACGCGCTGGCGTTCTTCGTGACGTCTTCCGGAGCCACTCTCACGGCATCCGCGACCGTGGCCGGCGGCGCGTCGGAGCCGACCTTCACCTCGGCGACTGGCGGCAATTCCAAGTTCCGTGGAGTTGCCCGCCACATGGACATCTCTTTCAAGGTTGGCGCGGGGTTTTTCCCGTCCGGGCATCCGGTGAGCGTCATGACGCGCGGGCATATCACGGTTCGGGTCGCGGATGCCGCGAACCCCGACAACCTGGTTCCCGCCTACGTCATCATGTCCGGCGACGACGTCGGCAAGTTCACCGACGTGGCGACGGGCAACTATGACTGCGGCTGCTTTTTCCGAAGCGGTCGGCTGGAAAGCGATCTGGCGCTGATTGAAGTCAACGGCCTCAGGTAACAAGGAGCGTGCAATGACAGTAAGGCAAAATGAATCGAACAATCCGCTGCGGCTTGACCGCGGCGAGGCCGTTTTCTTCGCAAGGGAAGTGGAGCACGTCAAGCGCCGCGCCTACGACATGAAGCTTCGCGAGCTCAAGGCGTACACGCTCATTCCGATTTCGCATGACGCCGGCCCCGGCGTGACCGAGATCACTTTCCGCCGGTACAAAGGCGTGGGCTTTGCGAGGGTCATCGCCGATTACGCCAAGGACTTCCCCAGGGTGGACGTCTACGGCGTTGAGGACACCGTTAGGGTCAAGGGCCTGGGCGTATCCTACGGATACAACATCAAGGAAATTCGCATGTCCGCCAGGGCCGGCAAGGCGCTGGACCAGCGCAGGGCCGCCACCGCCCGCCGCGCCCACGCCGAGCTGTCGAACAAGCTCGCCCTTATCAGCAACCCCGCCACCGGCACGCGCGGGCTGATTGACTACCCCGGCATCAC